ACTAAGGCTGCTGCGGTTAGTCCAAAGTCCACTACACCTAGTGGAAAAGTGAGTAATCCAGAAGATAAAAAGGATAGACGGTCATTGATTGCCGAAGGATTAGGCGAAGCAATGAGTCGTAGGGTTTAACTAGCCAATTTTGGCACATTTTTTTAAGGATATATCATGGCATTCGCTAACTCAGCAATTACCGATATTATCGCTACCACTATTCAAAGTCGTAGCGGTGAATTGGCAGACAACTTAACACAAAACAACGCTATTCTTCAGCGCTTGAACCAGAAGGGCAATGTACGCCCATTCTCAGGCGGTAATGTGATTTTGGAAGAAATCATGTATGACGACAGCGCCACAAACAACGCTAACTCTTATAGCGGATATGAAGTATTAAACATTGCACCAGATAGCCCTATTTCTGCTGCACAGTACAAAATCTCACAATACGCAGACTCAGTAACAATGTCTGGTTTAGAGATGTTACAAAACAGTTCTAAAGAAGCAATCATTGACTTGTTAGATGGTCGTATGCAAGTTTCCGAAGCCCGCTTGTTGAACCGTATTTCTGGTGACTTGTATGGTGATGGTACTGGTAACGGTGGTAAGAACTTGGATGGTCTAGGCGCTGCTGTTGCTGCTGTTCCAACTTCAGGCACTTACGGTGGTATTAATCGTGCAGTTTGGACTTTCTGGCAGAACCAAATCACTACAGGTGCTACATCTGTAAACATCTTGTCTAAAATGACTGACGCTGCTATCAAACAGATTCGTGGCACAGACAAAGCTGACTTGATTGTTGCTGGTAACACAATGTACTCTTACTATGTAGGCGCATTGCAGTCTATTCAGCGTATTGCTGCTGAAGAATCAGGCGCTGCTGGTTTTGCTTCCCTCAAGTTCTACGGTGGTGGTACTTCAGCCGATGTGGTATTAGGTGGTGGTTATGGTTCACAAGAAACAGCTACATATATGTATATGTTGAACACTAACTACATTTTCCTGCGCCCACATAAGGAACGCAACTTTGTACCTATTGGTGGCGAAAGACAGTCAATCAACCAAGACGCAATCGTGAAGTTATACGGTTGGGCTGGTAACTTGACTACTTCTAACAGCTTCCTACAGGGCTTGTTGACAACCTAATAGACGGGGCGAAAGCCCTTTCTGATACCACATTATTTAAGGAAAATATCATGGCATATACCATTACCCCCCTATCAGGGATTGATTTAGTTGATACACAAACTGTTGCTGAAATGGCATTAAACGGTGGCACAACTCCTACATTTGGCCCACTCGGTGCAGAAGTATTTGCTTCCGATGGTCGCCGTTATGTATGGGCAAAAGCTGGTGCAGCAATTACTGCTTCTACAGCTACTTGTTCTATTAACGCTTCAACTTTTGTAGCTACCGCTTCTGCTGGTACTTACTTAGCACCAACAACCGCAATGGCTTCTGGCGACTACGGTTGGTTCTCAGCAGCTTCTGTTTAATAGGTTAATCCTCTTAAATTGAATATGTAGTAAAACTGGGACTCTCTCAAAAGGGGAGTCCCTTTTATTTTTTTATAACCCCCTAACCACTTAGGAGAATTAAAAATGGCAATAGAAAGCGATATTTCAGGCGCAGATGCAAGACTAGCAGTCCAATTCTATAAAAAAAGTCTTAAACAAGACATGGCTTCAGACGAAGCTGGCAGACCGATTTTTAAAGAATTCGATTTTGTCCGTATTATGATTCCTGGCGATAATTTGACAGAAATTGACACATACGCCCAAGACTCCCATAAACAGCGTTTTCCTCGTCAATGGGCGCATTACCAAAACCAAGTAACAGACCATAAAGACATTATTGGTACACCTTTAGACCAATGGCCTCAAGTTACCCGTAGCCAAGCTGATGAATTGCGTGGACTTAAATTCCACACAGTAGAGTCTATTGCTGACTGTTCTGACCAACAGCTACAGCGTATTGGCATGGTAGCTGGTATGTCACCGCATAATTTCCGCTTAAAAGCCAAGGCTTTTTTAAATTTAGCCAATGATTCTGCTGAAGTAGCACATAGAGAGGCAGAATTGCAAGCACTTAAAGAAGAAAATGCTAAAATAACAGCAGAAACCGAAGCGAAGCTATCCAAAATGCAGGAACAAATGGATGCACTACTTGTTGCGGTTGCGGAAAAGACCCCAAAAACCCGTAAACCGAAAGTAGTAGAGGCTTAATATGTCCCAAACGATGCTTCAAATGGTGCAACAGACCGCAGCCGAGTTAAACTTGGCTGTACCGTCTTTTGTAGTCGGCAATACATCACAAGATGTGCAGCAGATTCTTGCTTTGATGAATGGTGCTGGCTATGACTTGCTAAAAGAATACGATTGGCAAGCCCTCCAAGTGCAGTATCGTTTTTACACTCAAGCATTAACCGCCAATGCCACAACTGTTAATGGTTCTACTACATTAACTTTTGAGGCAGGCACAGATTTAAGCGGTGTTACAAGCCAATGGCAATTAACTGGTTATAACATTCCTCAAGACACTTATGTTGTAAGTGCTAATAACACTACTAAAGTAGTAGTAATGAGTCAAATGGCTAGTGGTACTGGCGTACAGTCAGTAGTATGCGCCCAGACCGCTTATGACCTTCCTGATGACTTTGAAACAATTACTAACAGAACCCATTGGGACAAATCTAAACATTGGGAAATGTTAGGGCCAGAAGATGCACAACAATGGCAATGGCTAAAGTCTGGTTACATCTCTACAGGCCCAAGAGTGCGTTGGAGAATACTAGATAATCAATTCCAAATATGGCCTGTTATGAATACCCAAGAGTATTTGGGCTGGGAATATAGGTCAAAAGGTTGGGCAAGAAGTGCTGCTGGCGCAGTTAAAAATAGCTTTACTGCTGACTCAGATACTACTGTTTTTGATGACCGTTTAATGGTTTTGTTTACTAAAATGAAATATTGGGGCATTAAGGGCTTTGATACTACAGTTGTTTCTCAAGATTATCAGCGTGTATTGACTATTGCTAAAGCTAATGATAAAGGCGCACCTAACCTGTCATTTGCTCCATATCCAAGCAAAGTGCTTATTGGCTACGCTAATATTCCAGATACAGGCTATGGTTCGTAATGCTATTACAGCGCCCAAAACAAAACACAGCTAAAACGGCTTCTGTACCAGCACCTATTGGTGGCTGGAACGCTAGGGATTCCCTTGCAAATATGAGTCCTACTGACGCTGTTCAGTTAATCAACTGGTTTCCTACGCCTACTGATGTCACTATGCGTAAAGGTTATACAGTAGGTTCTATTTTAACTACCTCTACAGGTGTTAAAACTATTAGTAGTATTACCTATGTAAACACTACAGCTACTTTAACAACTGCTACAGCACATGGTTTAACTACAGGTGCTTATGTGTCTATTACAGGAACAACACCTGCTGCATATAGTGGTGTATTTAAAATTACTGTTACAAGCACTACTGTTTTTACCTACATAATGGCAAGCACCCCTGCTGGTAATGCTACTGTAGTAGGCACATATTTAAACCAAGCTACTACCCCTGTTAATACTTTAATGAATTACACCCTAAATACAAGCTATAAGCTATTTGGTGCGGCAGGCACAGACATTTGGGAAACTAAGGTTAACCCTGCTGTTAAGGTATTTAGCGGTATTACTAGCGATAAATTGCAATCAGTCAATATAACTAACACCGCAGGTAAGTTTTTAGTGGCTTGTAATGGTGTAGACCCTGTAATGATTTATGACGGTACTGCATGGTTTTATGTAGCTACAACCACTACAGCCGTTACTATTTCAAGTATTGCCCGTACAAGCCCATCTGCTACTGCAACTGTAACAACTGCAACGGCACATGGATTAATAACAGGCAATCGAGTAACTATAAGTGGTGCTTCTGAAAGCACTTTTAATGGCACTTTTGTTATTACAGTAACAGGCGCAAGTACTTTTACTTATACCTCTACAGGCACTTCTACAGTCACTTCTGTTACAGGAACTTATACCACTATAGGTATAACAGGCGTAAACAGCAACACTTTTATTGGTGTTAATTTGTTTAAAAATAGACTTTATTTCACACAAAAAGACACTTTAACTTGTTGGTATTTACCCGTAGATTCTATTGGTGGCGCAGCTTCACCCCTTTATTTTGGTTCTATTGCCCGTAATTCTGGCTATTTACAAGCAATGGGTACATGGACATTAGATGCTGGACAAGGCGCAGATGATTATGCTGTGTTTGTAACCAGTATGGGTGAAGTTATTGTTTATAACGGCACAGACCCATCTTCTGCTACAACCTGGGCTTTAAAAGGTGTATGGCAATTAGGTCAAACCTTTAGCCGTAGATGTTTCTTTAAATGGTCAGGCGATTTACTTTTGCTTACACAAGACGGATTAGTACCATTGGCTTCTGCCCTGCAATCTAGCCGTTTAGACCCTAGAATTAACCTAACAGATAAGATTTATTTTGCTGTAAGTCAAGCTGCAAGTCTTTATTACGCTGAATTTGGCTGGCAAATTAATTATTTTGCTGGCGAAAATATGTTGATTCTTAACATCCCAATCCCTAACGGAATGGAACAGTATGTAATGCACACCATTACTAAGTCTTGGGCTAGATTTACCAATATTCAAGGGTATTGCTGGGAAGTGTCAGGCGATGCCGATATGCACTTTGGAAGCAATGGATTTGTAGGTATTTTCTATTCAGCTACATCTGATGATGAATCAAATATTACTGCAACTGCACAACAAGCATATAGCTATTTTGACACCCCAGGACAGTTAAAACGATTTACTATGGTAAGACCAATCTTACAGTCTACAGGTGGCGTACCAGCCGTTTTATGCGGTATTAGCGTGGATTTTGATACTCAATCGCAATTAGGTGCTGTGTCATTTAATCCTAGTATTCAAAAAGATGCTGTTTGGGATACAGCAAAATGGGATGGAAATATATGGGCTGGTGGACTTATTACCACTAAGATTTGGCAAGGGGTTACAGGAATAGGCTATACAGGTTCTGTAAACCTTAATGCTGCAAGCCGAGGAATTGAGTTACATTGGGCATCAACTGATTATGTAATGGAGGCTGGAGGCGTTGTTTGATATTACTTAATCAGCAAAATCTTAAAGATTGGGCTATTAAACATAAAATGCCCACTCCGCAAGATGCACATTATTTAGGTCAAGTATTAGATGGACAGATTAGGGCAGTAGTAGTTTATTGTGGTTTTTACGGCAAATCTTGCATGATTCATGTGGGGTCAGAAGGACAGCATTGGGCAACTAAAGACTTTCTCAAAGAAGTTTTTAATTACCCGTTTAACACCTTGAAATTAAAGGTTATAATTGGCACAGTTGCAGGGAGTAATACAAAAGCCCTAAGACTAGACCGACACCTTGGTTTCAAAGATGTTGCTACTATCCTTGACGCACATGACGATGGGGATTTGGTCATTTTAGAGATGCGCCCAGAATACTGTAAATGGGCATAGGAGAAGGTAATGGGTGCAGGTTCAACATTTTCGCAAGGTGCAAACGCTAATACGACTAACCCGTATGGCGGTACAACGAGTCCTTATTTTGGTGCTGCACAAGCCCAAACTTTAGGCAATCTTGCTGGCGCACAACAAGCGGTTCAAGCTAATCGTGTAAATCAAGTTACCCCTTATGGCAACCTTAATTACACTCAGCAAACAGACGCTAATGGCAATCCTACATGGACAGCCACACAGTCTTTAAGCCCAGAATTACAGTCGCTTACACAATCTTCATTACAAGGTTTGCAACAAAGTCAAGCAAATCCTATGTATGGTATTAATCCTGGCGAAAATTACAGCCAAGCTATTATGCGTAGATTACAGCCACAAATGGCACAATCTGCAGAATCAAATACGGCTGCTTTAGCTAATCAAGGTATTGTTCCTGGCACACAGGCTTATGACAATGCTATGCGTACATTTAATCAGCAACAAAATGACTTGTTAACAAGCGCACAAATTCAAGGCATGAATACAGGTTTGCAAGCACAGCAATTACAAGGTACACAAGCTGGACAAATTAAGTCTTTAGCTACACCTAGCTTTATTAATGCGCCTAGCCAAGCTGCTGTTGCAGGCCCTGATTACATGGGTGCTTTAGCTACTCAAACAAACGCTAATATTGCAGCGCAAAATGCAAGATTAGGACAACAAACAGCTAATACTGCTGGATTATATGGTTTAGGTTCTGCTGGTATTTTAGGTCTTGCTGCTAACCCAGGTCTTGTTTCTAGTGGATTAAGCGGTATTGGAAATATGTTTGGAAATAATGGATTAAACAATCCTTTTGTAAGTAGCCAAGGATATATGAATAATATTGGCGCAACAAGTAGTGGTGCTTTTGACCCAGCTTTGTCTAATAGTAGTTATTTAGAAAACCTTTATGGCAATCTTGGAATATTCTAATGTTTAAAAGTAAACATTTTGGATGGACTTTTGCAGGAACACGCACACCTTTTGGTGGCGGTGGCTCATGGACAAATCAAGTTGCTAATGACTTTTCTAGTGTTTTAGGAACAAGTGGTAGTGGTGGTGGCATTATTGGTAACACAGAAAATATTATTCAATCAGCAAAAAATGGCAATCCATTAGATGTTACTTCTGCTATTTTAGGAACAGATGGTAAAGGCTTGGGCGCATTAGGTGCTTTAGCACAAACAGATAAATCTGTAAGCACACTTATTCCTGGTGGATGGGCTACTGTAGCACTTATTGCTGCAACTATTGCGTCTGCTGGGACTGCAAGTCCTGCATTAGCCGCAGAACTTGGTGGTGAAGTTGCTGCTGAAGGGGCTTTGGCTGCAGGAAGCGGTGCTGCTGCTGCAAGTAGTGCTGACGCTGCATTTATGGCTGCTGATGCTGCAAATTTGGCTGCAAATGGATATGATGCGGCTACTATTGCTCAAAATTTACAAGCTGGATACGGTATTACTGCTGAACAAGCGGTACAACTTGGTTCTGCTTCTGCATCTGCTTATGCTACTAGCGGTGTTGCTCCAACAGGATTTGAAACTAATGTACCGCTTTCACCAACACCAACAACACCTACTCCTGGTGCAGACGCAGTATTAAATTCACCAACTCAAATTTCAAATTTAACCCCACCTGGCGCTGGTAATTTTGGAACTATTACACCACCTTTAGAAGGTTCTGGTGCTATACCTGGCGCTGGTGCGCTTACTAATGCTAGTGGATTAACTGGTGCAATGCCTGCTGGAGTTATGGTTGGCGATGGAACATTAGGCACAACTATTGGTCAATCTTACATGGCAGCAGCGCCTGGGCAATTTGCTTTAGATGCTTCTGGCGCAGCTATTCCAGCAGGTGCAAGTGGAATTGCTGGTACTGTTCCTAGTTCAGGACTTTCTGCTTCAGATGTGCTTACTAATGCAAATCGTGCTAGAAATTTATCTAAATTATTGTCGCAAGGTGCTGGCTCAGGTCTTTCTAATTCTTTAGGACAACTTGCACAAGGGGTTAACCCACAAGGGCAAGCATTAGGTGCAGCAGTTCGTGGCAATCAAAACCCATTTGCATTTACAGCACAACAACCTATTCAAAATGCACAACCAATGGATTTAAGTTCATTGTCTAAATTACTAAAGCAGGGATAATCATGGCAGACTTAACAGAACAACAATTAATGATGCAAGACCCAGAAGTATTAGGTTTACAGCGTCAGCGTCAGTTAGCTAATTTGCTAACAGGGCAGGCTTTTAACGCACCACAAGGTCAAATGATTAGTGGTCATTATGTTAAACCTTCTGCATTGCAACAAGCATTGCCTATGATTAACGCTGCTATTGGCGGATTAACTAATGCTAATTTAGACACAAAACAAACTGAATTGGCTGCTGCGTTGCGTGGTAGACAACAACAAGCAGTACAACAATATATGTCTGCTAAAAATCCACAAGAACAATTTGCTGCTGGCACAAGTCAATATGCCCCAGCACAACTTCAAGCGTCTGCTTATAAAATGCTTGAACCTATTAAAACTGCTGAAGGTGAAACTGTTTCTAGGCTTAGTTTTGGACCTGAAGGCGGTTTAACAACTATAGCTGCTGGTGGTGAAAAGAAAACTGAGGCTATTCGTGGGTATGAATTAGCTAAAAAACAAGGTTATCCAGGAAGTTTCTTCCAATATGAAGCTGAATTAAAAAGGGCTGGCGCACCAAGCGTTGTTAATCAAGTTGGCGCTAGTCTTGCTGGACAAGCTGGAGATTTGTTTAAAGAATCTAAAGCTACTGCTATTGGTGCTTATAGTGCTATTACTTCAGCAGATAAGATTTTAAATTCTACAAATAAAGCGGTTACTGGCCCATTAGCTAATGCACGCTTAACTGGATTGCAAATTGCTGATACGCTTGGAGTTACAGGTAAAGGCGAAAAAGAAAAAATTGCAGCAACTCGTGAAGTGTTGCAAGAAACTGGTAAATTGGCTTTGGCTGCACCTCCTAAAGGTCAAGGACAAGTTTCTAACTATGAAAGAGATTTGTACCAAAGGGCTGCTTCTGGTGATATTAACTTTACCCCAACAGAACTTAATTTGATTGCTACAAGGGCAAGAGAAACTGGTTTATATCAAATACAACAGCACAATCAATTATTGCAAACTGGCGCAGAAATTAGCCCAGATGTAGGAAAAATGGCAAAATTGTATCAAGTACAACCGCCACAAAATGTGCAAACTGCTGTTCCTAATGCACCAGCACAAACATCAAATAAAGTTAAATTTTTGGGATTTGAATAATGCCAGTAGCTAGATTTGAAATGCCTGATGGAAAAATTGGAAGGTTTGAAGTTCCAGAGGGAACTACGCCTGAACAAGCACAATCATTAATTTCTGAATCATTAAACCCACAACAAGCTGCGCCAAAACCACAAACACGCATGGAAGCCGCCTTAGAGGCATTACGCAATCCTGTAGGTGTTGAAGGAAAAACTCGTGTAGTTGGTCCTATGATTATGGGTGGTTTAGGAGAAACAATTAAAGGCGTTGGTGCTGCTTCTCAATTAATGCCCGAATCTATAATTTCACCACAAACAAGTCAAAATGTTATTGATGTTGGTCGTGCAATGACTCAAGGCGCTTCAAAAGAATTTCCGATTGCTACTGGCACAGGTCAAATTGCTTCTTATTTAGCCCCTGCCGCTGCTTTGCAAAAAGGTATGAATGTCGTTGGTGGTGCTGTTAAAGGAATACCACAAGCTGCTAATATTATTGGAAAAATTCCTAGTTATGCAACTGCAATGGGAGAACAAGCTGCGATTGGTGGCGCAACTTCTGCATTAACAACCCCTACCGATGAAGGTCGTGGTCAAGCAACTGCTATTGGTACAGGATTGGGCGCATTAGGAGTTCCAGCAATGGCTGGCGTTTCTCGTATATTAAGCCCAACAATGACACCAGATGTTAAAAAAATGATTGCCGAAAAGATTTCAATGACACCTGGTCAAATCATGGGTGGCTTTTTAAAATCTTTTGAAGATAAAGCAACTAGCTTTCCTATTGTTGGCGAAGCTATTAATGCCGCAAGACGCAAAGGAATTGAAGATTTTAACCGTGCAGCTTATAAGCGTGCTGTAGAACCTATTGGTGGTGAAGTTCCTATTGCCACAGGTCGTGAAGGCGTTAAATATGTTAAAAATCAACTAGAAGATGCTTATGACGCATTATTGCCAAAATTAACATTTAAACCTGATGCAGTTTTATTTGATAGTTTATCTGGTCTTAAAAAAAATGTTGCTGGTTTAAAAGTTGACGATGCTGCAATGGTTAGTAATGATGTAAAAGATATGATTCAAAGCCGTATGTCTGATAAAGGCGTTATGGACGGCAATAACTTTAAAGTTTTAGAAGAAGATTTTAAGAAAATTATTGGTGATTACAAAGGTTCTACAGGTTCACAAGCCACTATTGGAAGGGCTTATCAACAAGCATTTGCTGATATTCGTGAATCATTAGGTCGCAGTAATCCTCAATTTGCAGACGAATTAGCAAAAATTAATACTGGTTATGCTAATTATTCCCGTATTCGTGCTGCTGGTTCTAGGGCTGGAACAAGTGAAACATTTACTCCAAATCAATTATCTGCTGCTGTAAGGTCTGCTGACAAATCTGCTGGAAAAGGTCAAACAGCTACTGGTCAAGCATTAATGCAAGATTTAACCGATGCCGCAGAAAAAGTGCTTCCAAGTCAAATTAAAGACTCTGGTACTGCTGCCCGTATATTGGCTACAGATTGGAAAGATTACTTAATTGGCGCTGCTACTGCTGCACCTTATATGCCAGGAGGCCGCCAAATAACCCAAGCCTTGTTAACTCAACGCCCAGAAACAGCAAAAGAATTAGCAAAATTACTTAAAATACCCCAAGTTGGCACAGGTGCTTTAATTGGCACACAAAGAATGAAAGCAGGAGAAAATAATGAGTAGAAACGGTAGCGGTACATATAACCTCCCTGCGGGTAATCCCGTAGTAACAGGCACAACTATTACATCTAGTTGGGCTAATACTACTATGCAAAACATAGCTGACGGATTAACTCAATCAGTAGCTTCAGATGGGCAAACACCTATGTCAGGTGCTTTAAACATGGCAACAAACAACATCAATAATGTTGGTACACTAACAGCCTTAACAGGCATATTTGGCGGGACATACTAATCATGGCACAAACTGGATTTACACCCATTTCTTTGTATTACACAACAACTGCTGCTGCTACACCAACCGCAGGCAATTTAGTTGCTGGCGAATTAGCGCTAAATAACAACGATGGCAAGCTGTTTTACAAAGACTCAAGCGGAGTAGTGCAAACTATTGCTACTAAAGCTACAGCAGCATTACCAACTACAACTACTGGTTCTGGCAACATTGTTTTATCTACCTCACCTACTTTAGTAACCCCTGTTCTTGGTACTCCAACATCAGGTAATTTAGCAAACTGTACTTTTCCAGCAGGAACTGTTATTCAAACAGTTGGTGCTAACAATGTAATTTCAAATGCAACTATTACATCTACTTCTTTTGTAACTACTGGATTAACTGCTTCAATTACTCCTAAATTTTCTACTAGCAAAATTTATGTAATGGCTTTATTTAGCGTAACTATGGATGGTTTAGATGGAACGCAATCTTATGTCACTATATATCGTAATTCTACTGATTTAAGAACTACTGGTACTTGTTTGGCTATGTATGATACGCCATCAGGTGATGTAGGTTTTAGTATTCCAGTTACTATTTATGATTCTCCAGCAACTACATCTGCCACAAGTTATACAGTTTATGCAAAAACTGGCAATGCTTCAGGTCAATTTAGACAAAGAGCAGGTACAGATACTATTATCCTTATGGAGGTTGCACAATGATTATTGATAAAGCTACGGCAATTTCTTCTTTATTTCCAACTGCGGAATATATTGTAAACAACGATAATGGTGAAGTTACTTGGTTAAATCCAACATCTTCACCTGTAACCGATGCACAGATTGATGCTGAATTAGTTAGATTGCAGGCTAAAGCTATAACAGACAAACAAACACAAGAATCTGCAAAAACATCTGCATTAGCTAAATTAGCCGCATTAGGTTTAACCCAAGATGAAGTAAAAGCGTTGGTAGGTTAATATGAACTTTACATTTACTTGGATATTGGATAAGTTTGGTTTTCAGCCTAAGATTGAAATAGCTGAAACTCCTAAACCCGTTGTTAAAAAACCTGCCGCTAAAAAACCAGCAGCTAAGAAAACTGTACGAAAGAAATCGTGATGGCTACGCTAACAGAGAAAGAAATAGAAGATATTGTTGAAAAAGTAACAGAAAGAGTTATTGAGAATGTCTATACCTCTGTTGGCAAATCAGTCGTTACCAAGTTTTTTTGGTTTATAGGCGTTGCAGCAATAGGACTTGTAACTTATTTAGCTGGCGTAGGCCATATAAAGGTGGGCTAACAATGTGGACTACGGAATATCAGAAGGCATTAAAGGACTTTCAGGAAGTCTTGACGCAAGCAGAGATGCAAGTAAAAGCCTATCTAAGTCTATTGAAAACATACAGCAAGATGGACTGGATGTCGCCCAAAAGCAAGCAAAAGAAAGACTTAGACTAAGACGAGAAGCAGAAGTAAAGAAGGAACGGGCATTAATTAAGGCTTTAGACTCCTGGAAGCACAAAAAACAAATAAGTGATGAAGAAGCAAGATTAAAGATT